GTTGCAATGTACGTTCCGACTCCTGAAAATGTCAGGTTGGATGCCGTTGAGATGGATTCGAAACAGAATGAGTTCACACATATGATCAACTATAGATTCCTCGAGCGGCTTCTTGTTAGTTGTGAGTTTTTGGACTTGTACTTTTCGCTTTACGCCGATTATTTGGCTACGAACGGAGACATTGCTATGCACTTGAAGTGGGTCAAACCTTCCGGTGCTCCTTTTACTCTTTTTGGGAATTCCTTTTTGATGTGTGCTATGTGCCTGTGGCTAATCCGTGGGGATGGTCCAATGGCATTGTTCACCCAGGGTGACGATGTCGACCGTAATCAGGCAAATATGCGCGTCGATGAGGAACGGATGGCAGGTGTGGCGTTATATTGTGCTTTTGAAATGTCTGTGGAGTATGGGAGATTTGCTGCCTTTTGTGGCTATGTCTTGTATGGGGGACAGTTGGTCCCAAATATAAGACGAAAACTTATAAAACTCTCTGGAATGAATTTTCGGAGTCAAAAACATTTTGAAGAAGTGCAGATAGGCATGAGGGAGTGGTGTGACAAGTTCAAGTCGCATGTGGGGTTTTCCGACTTGCTGGCCGTGAACGCTGAGGCTTATGAGGTTCCGTACTCAGTGGCCGAGGCGTGGTTTGAGGCTGTGGATTCGCTCTCGCATGTTGATGCAAACCAATTTCGTTTGGCTGTGTGTAAGGTAGCTATGGGTAGCAATTACCTAGCCGAAGGGAAGAGGGGCAAGTTTGACTTGTTTGATTCTGTGTATTAGTTTGAGGTCCAGGGACTCGACCTGGTTTGAAGGTTCATAATTATCATCATACTTTCGGATCAAAATGACGTTCAACACTAAGGCTAAGATGTCTGCTGCGCTTTGGGCCAAGGCTGTGAAGGAGGGGAGAGTAGTCGGCGATCGGGCTTATGCCTCCAAGAGACAGGCGTCGGATGCCAAGGCTCAGGGTCCTGGCAAGAAGGGCGGAGTGGGCCCAAAGAAAAACCCTGGTAAGGTGACGGAGGTGGTCATCATCAAAAAGGAGTTCATGTTACACAATGGTACTCCTGTCTTTTTCGGCACTGTCCTGAAGGGGGACAATGCTTGTGATGAGATCGCGGCGTTGAAGGATCGTGAGCCCGTGCTCGTTGGTGCACGCGCTTACGTGTCGTTTGCTTT